TGGAACTGACCCAGAGCAGTTTCTGGAACACCAGTTATTTCGTGCATTGACCGCTTTAAGAACTGGATGTACTCCAAGGCTCCAGCCATGTTTCCGCGAGATTCCAGGTTGAATACCTGGGCATCCTTGGGTAGACCAGCCCACACCTTCTTTGGTCCGCGCTCCAGCTGACTGGCCTTAGCACCAGTGATGATCGTTACCGGAGCAGCGTGGTAGTTGATGATGTCAGACACTTCCGTCATCTTTTCGTTGAGTTCTCGGTTCAACGGAATGATGTCCCAGACATCTGACTGACCCCAGGGTGACGATGAGATCGTCATGTTGGGAATATGCACAACAGGAATTGTTCCAACTGGGTTTGGATACTGGTCAATTAGTTCATCATTGATGTACTGCTCAATTAGATCATCAGTAAGGATTTCCGTAAATGTGTATACTTGTCGGGTACCCTCAGGTGATGTTCCCCAGAAACGGTACTTAAGCTTAAACCGCAGTAGACGATTACGGTCGTGTGGGTGGTACTCGGGGAAACAGTGTGATGGATTAAGAGGTATTACTCGGATTCGGCCAGCTTGTGGGATACCAAGGGCATCTACGTATGGCTCTTCATAAGCTACTTTAACAAAGCAGTCACCAGTAACACTTGCTAGCTGACCCATCTCCCAGAGCACGTAGTGCTTGGAGTTATCCTGCTCCCATACCTTGTGAAGAAGGTGTGGGATGATTGCCTGGTTCTGTGACGGGACCTGCCACTGCACGCCCTTACCAAAGCAGAAGTTTGTGATGTAGTCAGACATCGTACGGATGTAGTTCATCGTGATGTTCTGCTCGCCCATCTCACGGCGGTAAGACCAGTGGTGTCCCAGGTACCAGGCCCAGCAAGTCGAGTAGCGGTTTAGGCGGGGACCGTGTACCTCAAACTCCTCGTCAGCAAGCTCGACCAGCCCCAAAGGGGAAATAGCGACCGTCAGGTCGCTGGACGAGGCTCTGTAACTAGGTGACCAGAAATCAATCGGCATGAATTGTTACCTGCTTCGCCGTCTCTTCTTGTCAATAATAGCAGGATTATCGAGGTAGGTTATCTTTTTAACCATTCCGGACGGGATATGGATCACGTTGCTATAGATGTTTGCTTTATCGCGAAACACACAGTATGTGGAGGTTAGCGTTATGTAACCATCGAATTCTGATGGCCATACCCAGCCGATCGTCACAGGTATAGCAGGATCTGGTTTGTACTCATCCCCAAATACCCATGTATCGTCCCCGTCGAATGCGTCGACCCATTCGACGATCGCGGCTCTGGCTAGGGGCTCCTGGTGCATAGGAGAATGATACCCTGGATCTGATTTACTTAGTACCGTATAGTTTCCCACGGAAAAAAGCCTCCCCTCCATGGAAGGGGATCTGCTCGTACCAGAACTGGCCGTCTCCTGGTTCAAAAGTAACGACCCCAATTCCCTGCTGCCAGTCCTCTACAACGGTCATAGGACGCCCATCCAAATCGAGCCCGCCCTTGGTACTGGGCACTGTTCCGTCGCACCTGGCTAGCGTACCAGGGGATGCGGCCATGACAGTTTTGGGACCGTCCCAGTCCGACCGAGACCGCTCGGCCCATTCGCGTCTATGGATGTGCCCGTAGAGGACGCTTGTTTTCTCTGTACTGAGGTACGCGTGCGCCGTTGATCCGTTACTCCGTACTTTTGTGCCGTGGATGACCCGGAGCCTCTGGTTGATCCAGAATTGGCCAGCCGGGTAGCCTGGTACAAACTCAACGCTAAACTCGTCAAAACGACAAAGGTAAGGAATGCTGAGTACGGGCCAGCTATCTGGCGTATTGCCTTTGCGGAGAGCGAACGCAGACTTCGCATTGTCGATAACATAATTCACTAGCCTCTCTTCGTGGTTCCCAGAAAGCCAGACAATCCTGGCGTGTGGTGCCAGGGATCGGATTTGTGCGCAGAGTGTGGTAGCCCTGTCTATGGAAGCCTGTGTTGTAAGGGCGTAGGCGCTGCTTAAACGGTACTTGCCAAATTCTGGAAGATCCAGGTTGTCGCCAACCATGACGATCAAATCTGGCTTTACATCCTTGATAATTGCAAATGCAATATCAATTGCTTCCTCGTCGTGCGTCGCCTCCAGCTCCCCTGCCTTGTTGCGGAAATAACCAATCTGCATGTCTGGTAGAACCACACATGTTTGATAGTCGGTTGATTGCCTCGGCTTACTTTTTACTGCTGGAAGCTTTACCTGAGGTCCCGGTTGAACAACCGGCCACTGGGGCCCATTTTCAAACGCTGGGCTGAATTGAATGCCAAGTAGATCATGGATCTCGGCATCACCATCTTCGTTCTTTGTCAAAGATTGGTAGAGGGATACTCGCTTAACCGAGCCGATCTCATCGACTTCGATATCATTTCGCTTCAGTAGCTCAGCGATCTTCCCTAGGGCGTATTTGGAATTACCAAGATCCTTGGTCAGATCAGTCACACCGGCACCTCTTTGCTACGTGTCTTGCTACGGTACTTGCGCTGATGTCGTATCCGTGCTTACGAAGAACCCCCGTAAGCCATTGTGCCGAATACACCTTTGATCTCCCAGACCCTGCATCATCCCTAATCATTTCAACAGCACGATCAAGGGCCTGTGCCTCATCGTCCTTCATCTGTTGACGGATTTTTGTCAATCCACAGTCGGTCTTACCTTCTGTGGAAACAGGAGATGTCAGGTCATCAAAGAGAGATGGTGCCTGCTCCATATTGTGCTCCTACGGTTAATCTGTTTAAGCAGCTTTGCCGCTCTTAGAAGTATAGCCGTTCTTGCTTTTGTTTGTGCGCATTATCTGCGCATCAATCTTCTTTATAAGCCTGACTAGGGTTTCCTCATCTTCGTACCCACGAACTTGGACTCTCGATAGGTAGTCGCGAACAAGCTGAAGTTCTCCTGCGGTCATTGTGTCCTCCTAGATACCGGGAGAAAACTGTAGCAGAGGTTGTCAAGTATGAAAAGCACGAAGGGAGGGCTTTCGCCCTCCCTTCAACTAAAGGTAGCTAGTGATTATCAGTCGGTAACTCGCGCGATATTCGGGCGGTTCATGTGTCCACCGCTACCGTAAACATACTCGAATTGTGGCATTGCATCGCCGGACATTGATCCCTGAACGAAGTCACTAAGCATTGCAGGGGCCTCAATCCACGAGGCTGAGCCAACATGGGCACGCTCGCGCATCGTCTCCTCTGGATACTTGTAGAACATCTCTGGGTTGTTGTGGTTCATGCGCATTGGCGATGGAGCGGTATCCGCATACGCACCCTTACCAAAGTCCATGGGAACGTCGGTATCGCTCTCGATACCTTCCTGGAAACGCTGGGGACCCTTGTTGCCGGGGATGCTTGGAGCCATTGAACGCTCGAAGACTGGCATTCCCTTCTCAGGGAACATTGGGTTTGGAGCTACTGCCATGAATCCTCCTAAAGAATTCTGTGTATAAGTTTAGATTACCATATTTTTAGGTATTACGAGCGTTCCCCGCATCCACCTAAAAAGCATAAGGATCTACCAAGACTACCCCAGTTGTGGGCACCGGGGTTATCAGGTGTAGATAGTTCAACACTAGGTGAGATGGGAGAACTAGCACCTCCACTAGGGGCGCTACTGGCCTCGCCAGACAACTTATTAGTTAGAGCTCCAGTCAAAGAATCGGCAACAACCCCCTTGAGTAATTTGCCACCAGATCCTCCAAGAAAACCGGCAAGTCGACCCCCTGTTGCCGCAGCTGCGGCACCACCACCCGCTACGGCACCACCACCTGCTGCTGCGGCTGCTACCGGTGCTGGCATACTTACCCCTTTATAAATTACCGCCCAAAGAATGGCGATTCGCTGACTGTTATAACAGGCATTGTATCAGCTACGGATAGGGAGCATGCTATGGCAAGGGAATCAGGGTAGTCGTCAAATGCGCCCTTCTCATCTGGGGCAGCAGCCAGCAGGTAAGGACCTCTGTACACTTTTTCGAGATCTGACATTTGCTGGTTGAACTTCTTCCACACCTTTGTGCGCCGTGCTTTTGAATGCCCCGGCACTACTAGTTGATTACGTTGTATAAGTTCCGTAAGATGTACCCACCGCTCGTTCTGGGCCTTGGAGTCCGACGACACCGCAGTGACTTCCACCTGTGGCATGAGTACCTGTAGACGTTCAGCTACGGCTCCGCCAACGCCCTGTGCGTCGACACCGATACGGTAGATGTCGTAGTTGCGTAGAAAG